TGGTGTAGAGGATAACGGACCGGTATGTCTTTAAACTGCCCGGGGACGTTACCCAATGTCATCGTGACTCTAAGGAGAAACCAAAATGGGAAATTTATCACTGATTACAGACGTAGACATTAGGTTCAACATTTCCTAATGCGCGGACTGCTTTGATATTTCAAGAATGAAGCGAACATGCTTCCCGTTATTTAGCGGGAGTGGTTATTAGCCCCACAAACAAAATGCAAATAGGCAGTTGCAATAATGCATGTAGCTGACCCTTATCAACAAATCGCATTACGAATTTTACAAATTTTATTACAGAGCGAGCGGTCTCTAAAAACCGTTCACAATATACACCCCAGTCTGGTTCACTGGGGGTTATTCAAGAAGAAGGAGTTGCGAATTTTACCGCGCAAATTACCAATTTTGAGGAGCAGGATGCTGGTTGGACCTCATCCATTGGCGCCGGTTGGGATCCTACAATGAACTTGAGTAGCACTTCGGATGCTTCTTTAGGTTCGTTTCTTGGAAGACCCACCCGTATCAAAGAATATCAATGGTCTGTTAGCCAACCTTTCTTCGAGCGCTTTAATCCATGGGAATTGTTCCTTAACGATCCACGCGTTGCTGAAAAAATAGCTAATTTTGAATTGTACAGAAGCCAATTGCACGTAAAGATTATTATTTCTGGAACTGGTTTTCATTACGGTAGGAGTTTGGTCTCCTATAATCCGTATTATGGATTTGATGACTTGACAGTCGAACGCAATTTTTTAGCGGTTGACTTGATTGGTGCATCACAAAAGCCACATTTTTTCCTGAACCCAACAAACAACTCAGGAGGCCAATTGGATTTACCATTCTTTTGGCCAAAGAACTACATATCTCTCAGTGAAACTGATAGGAGTGACATTGGCGAAATGACTATTAAGTCAATGCAACCTTTGCAACACTCTAATGAAGGAGATGATCCCGTAACTATCACTGTATACGCTTGGGCGTCTAACGTTGTGTTAACCATGCCAACGTCACAGACTACCCTTACTGCGGCCAACTATACGCCGCAATCAGGTATGATGAATTCGGGAGACGAATACGGAAAGGGCATTGTGTCCGGTCCCGCTTCGGCAGTAGCACACGCCGCTGGACAATTAAAAAGTGTTCCAGCAATCGCTCCATATGCGCGTGCAACTGAGATGGTAGCAAAAGGTGTTGGGTCCTTAGCTACTCATTGGGGTTATTCTCGGCCCCCAATAGTCACGGATATCGTACAGCAAAAGCCTACACCCACAGGCAATATGTCCAATACGGACGCTGCCGATGCTGTTATGAAATTATCTTTAGACTCAAAACAAGAACTTACAATTGATTCAAGAACCGTCGGTCTGGACGGAGAAGATCAAATGGATATCTCTCGCTTTTGTCAGAGGGAATCTTATCTAACACAGTTCACGATGAATACCGTGCAGGGCCCAGATGCCTTGTTATGGAATACACGCGTCACACCCTTATTGTTCGGGGTTAATAACGAAGAGATTCATCCGACACCAATGGCTTACATGTCAACGGTGTTCGAGAAATGGCAAGGTTCTATCAAGTATAGATTCCAAGCTGTTAAATCAAACTTTCACAAGGGAAAGATCCTACTAAGGTGGGATCCGCGAGCTAACGATGCAAATATCCAATATAATACTGTTTACAGTAGGGTAATCGATCTCGCTAAATGTGATGACTTCGAAATATGCGTGGGATGGGGCCAATCAGCTCCATTTTTAACCTGTGGGAACATGAATACCACAGAAACGTTTTATAGTAATACGACAAGATTACTTAATAACACAACTGGACAATATAATGGGGTACTAGAAGTTGCTGTCGTGAACAGTCTCGTATCCCCATCTATTGATTCACCAATTCAATTCAACGTCTTTGTCTCGGCATGTGACGATTTGAAATTTGGAGAAGTGTCTACTAATAAGATGAAACAATATGGCCTTTGGCCTACGGCAGCGCCGGCTCAGTTCGTACCCCAATCAGGTATCGTAGATGGAGCGGCAATTGCTGGCACTTCGGAAGGAGCTACTGATGCTCCAACCAACCCTGATCCTATCGCTCCCATTGCGAAAACTTCCGCAGTAATGGATCAGACCATGAATGTCTTCTTTGGTGAAGCTCCTAAGTCAATTAGGGAGCTGAATCGGAGGTATGTCTTGCATCGCACAGACGTACGATCTTCTTCGGCAACTTTTAATACTAAGTTGTTGAAAATCAAAGACAAAGGCCTTGGCTTATGGCCGGGATGGGACCCTCAAGGGGTTGACACGGTGGACGGAAACCCGTGCAACATTACCATTCCAACATTTGCCCAATGGTTTAGTCCTTGCTATTCAGGATGGCGAGGCAGTACTCGAACAAAGTACTTGTTTGGTGGTAACACCGATACTAATCCAATCGTTTCTCGAATTGGTTACACAAGTGATCAAAGATATGTAGAAGTTAGTTCCGCACTTGCGGATCCTGCAACTGCTACTAAGAGATTAACGTTTGCAAACGGTCATTTTTCGTCTGGTGGAGCAGCCACCACGAACATTGGAATCAATGATACAATTGAAGTAGAAGTACCATATTATAATGGTATCCGCTTTTCACCCGCAAGGATGCCTAGTGCATCATTTGCTAATGGGTGTCATTCTGCTCAAGTTGATACCGTTTTGTACAATCCAAATTTGGCATCTCCTGAATTGCCAGCTACGCAAGCAATCATCCGATCATGGAAGTCTGTGGGAGAAGATTTTACTTTCTTCTTTTTCACAGGTTGCCCAATCATTTATCGCAATGAAATTATGATCGAGGCGTAGTTATAAACCCAGCTCATGGGTTAAAAAATATTAATGAGCACACAAAAGGGGC